GCCATCCACCAAATCGGCAACACATCCGCGGCGGGCTCCAGCTCGACCAGCACCCGCGGCGGGTCGCGGTCTGTCGCGCCGCTCTCGCTGCTTCCCGAGGTGCGGGAAATGCTCGCCGACTACCGACTGTCGGTGCCGTAGTGGAACGGCTGACCGTCGCGGAATGGGAGGAGCGGGTCGCCTCGGCGGGGCCTCGGCTCGCACAAGTGCTGCAACGGCGGGCCACGGCTCTCGCGCTGCGGATGCAGTCGCGGGCGGTCGACAACGCCACACGCTCTCCACGGTCCCGCACGGGCTCTCTCCGGCGCTCTATCGCCGGCCGGGTGGTGCAGGGTGGGAAGACCGTTGCGACCGTCGACGCGGCCGGGCAGGCGTCGCTATTTGGGCGCACGATTCAGGGCGTACCGCTCGCCGCGACCCTCTCCGCAGGGGGTAGGACCGGCGGAAAGAATCTGCGGTACGCACGAGCACAGGACCAGGGCGCGGTAATCCGCCCGGTCAATCGGCAATGGCTGGCAATCCCTACGCCGGATGTCAAAACGGCCGCGGGCGTCTCCCGGTACGCATCCCCGCGCGACTACCCCGAGCCGCTCCGGTTCCGCCTCATCCGGGAGGGCACCGGGAGGGCAGCTCTCGCCGCGCTTGTGGAGCGGGTGGGCGGCGCGGATGTGGTCCGATGGTGGCTCCGGAAGGAAACCGAGATACCCGCGACGGGCTACGCTCGCCGGGCATGGTGGGACACCCGCGCCGAGGTCCCCAGCACCCTCGGCGATGCCCTCCGCGTCACAATGGCCGCGCCCGGTAGCATTGACCGGGGGAGCACATGAGCCCGACAAACCGCAATACCATCGCCTCGGCGCTGTCGTCGGTGCTCTCCGGCATCGACGGGACCGGGCTGTATACCTACGACCTCTCGGGTACCGGGCAGGTGGAGCAGCTCGACCTCGATGGGCCGCCGGTCTCCCGCGTCCGGCCCTATGTCGCCTTCCACCTCGGGCCGCGGCAGGACATCCGAGGAGGACAGGGCGCTGACCTCTCCAGCTACGGGCAGACGCTCGCTGTGGATGTGGTGGGCGTTGTGTCCGGCGGGGTGGACCCGGCCGAGGCGGTCGAGGCGGCCAACAATCTCGAGGCCGACATTATCCGCGCGCTACACGGGTCCCGGAACCTCGGCGCAGCACAGGTGCACGACCTCACGGTATCGACCGAGGTGGTAACGGGGCCGGAGGTCGACGGACGACAGCGGGACGCGTATGTCGCCATGAGTATCGAGCTCTTTTGGTCGAGGATGTGACGCATGAGCTGGCACGACGAAAACTCACAGTGGCGCGTACCGGTGACGGTCGACAACAACGGCGGCGCCGCTACGATCGATGTCACGCTGACCATTCCTAAGGATTTCGGCGCATTTTGGGCCAATGTTCGCAGCGACGGCCACGATATCAAAATCTGTGACAGCGACGGCCATACCGAGCTCACATGGCAGCGCGCAAATTGGAACTACACGACCCGCACCGCGCTCCTGGAGGTCGACAACTGGACCCCGAGCAGCTCAGACGCGACTGTCGTGCTCTACCTGTATTGGGGATACGACGGCACCCCGGCCGATACCTCCGGCTCGTTCACGGCAACGGCCCCGAAAACGGCCACGGTCCTACCGTGCACCCCGGCGCCGGGAATGGTCATCGTCGACGCGCAGACGACCCCGGTGGGCTCCAGCAATCCCGGCGCCCGCTACTCATTCCCGCCCGGTGCCGATGGGTGTGTCGTTTTCGACATCACACGCCACATCGCCCGGCAAGCTCAGCCCTACAACGGGCATGCGGAATATGAGGAGGTCGCGTCTATCACAGTCGAGACCCGCAACGACGGCACCCCGTACGCCGGCGGCAACAATCCCGCGCGGACCCGTCTCTCTCAATGGGGCGGGCGCACGCTTGTCTACATGTGGGTAGAGGGCGGCGTCAACGGCGCCGATTATGTGGATGAGGTTAGTGTTACCATGAACACGCTGCGGGAATTTGTCTTCGCAGCCATCAGATACGCAAATACCGCAGAGGAGCCCGCATAATGGCAACCGTGCAACTTGGCAGAAACGCCGCTGTAGGCATCGGATTTGAATCCACCGAGGGGACCGCGGTAGCCGCGGCGCTGTGGGCTCGTCTCGCGTCTCTCTCGCTTACTGTCGTGAGCACCCGGTCACGCATTGACGACCTCTCCCTCGGGGACCTCTCCTACCTGAAAGCCCGGTACCTGGAATCGGTCGAGGTCTCCGGCTCTATGGAAATCCTGTGCTACTACCAGGGCGGGGCGCTCACCTCGTTCCTGCGGGCGTGCATCGGCGGCACATGGGCGACCACCGGCGCCGGTCCCTACACTCACACGCTTTCACCGGGCGCCGAGCCGCCGGCCGTCACATTCCGCACGGCTCGCGATACCCTCTCCAGCACCGGCGCTCTCCAGCGCGGGGATGTCATCGCCGGCGCGCGTGTGACCTCGGCGACGCTTTCGGTTCAATCGCCCGGCATTGCTCGCCTTTCCATCAACTTTGTCGCGATGAGCTCCACACCAGGCGCAGCGCCGACCCCGAGCCTCGCCGACCACACCACCCCGGTTTTGAGCCATGCGGCGAACCGGTGGCAGTGGAATAGCGTGGACTACACCCCGCGGTCGATTTCGTTGGACCTGGAGAACGCAGTCGAGGGGCTCCGCGCCTTTGGCTCCGCATCCATCACGGGCTCGGCTGTGACCGGTGTGCGAAACGCCCGCATGACCGTGACGCGCTACAAAGATTCGGACAACTGGCCGGACGCACAGACCGCGGGCACCGAATCTGACGGCGACATCACCTTCACGAGCGGCACCGACCAGCTCCGCATCAACCTCTACAACGCCCAAATCCCCGAGGCCGTCACCATCGCCGCGCAGTCGGTGGGGCTCATCGAGGAGAGCGCGATTTTTGAGGCCCGCGACGACGGCACAGACCCGCCGGTAGAGTTTGTCGTGGTCAACAATGACGCGACCGCCGAGGCGTCGTGATGGGGATCGATTTTGCGGCGCTGGCGGAGCCCTCGTGGGTGCCGCTCCGCATCGCCGGGCAGGAGCTGGAGGCCGGGTGTATCCCGCTTGCCCCGGCAGATTTCCGGGAGCACGGCGCGGTGCTTTTCGGGCTGACTGTGGCGTCGCTCATCGACAGCCCCGAGCAGCGCCCCACAAATCGCGCAGACGAGCAAAACGCCGCTATCATCGCATGTCTGACGATTCGGCACCTCCGGCAGAATGGCGGAGAGCCGGAGCCGGTGCGGTTTGTCCTCGCCGAATCCGACGAGCAGCCCGCCGCCAAACCTCCCCGGTTGTGGGTGGGGCGCATCGAGGCCGAAAGCGTGGGGCACATCGTGGGGGCGGGGATGACCCGCTACGCCGAGGCCGCGGCGCGTGTGGCCCGATTTCGCGCGGGAGCCGCGGCTACTGCACATGCTGGACGAGACAGCGAGGAGGTACGGGCAGACCCCGGCGCGGTGGGTGTCGAGTCCGACGGATGACCCGGTGACGGGGCAGTGGTTCGATTTGCTGCTCTCTCGCGCTTGTGCCGGCGCCGCGGTAGAATCGCAGCGGCAATGGCTGCAACGCAATGGTGAGCATGTGATGTGGGTAATGCCCGCACCTGGGAGCTGAGAGGATGGCGGACGGAATCGTAGAATACATCCTCCGGCTCGACGACAGGACGAAAGCCGGCACCGCATCCGCGACCGCGGGCTCCCGCAAGCTGGAGGCGCAGACCGAGGCGACGACCCGCGCGGTGGATGACCTCGGAGACGAGACGGCGCAGACCGGCCGGCAGCTTACGACGATGGGCCGACAGTCGCAGACGGCCGGGCAGGGTGTGGGCCGTTTCGGGGGTGTCCTCGGCGGGCTAAAAACACGCCTTGCAGGCGTCTCGGCATCGTCCGTGGCCTTCGGTGCCACCCTCGGCGCTACGGCCCTCCTCGGGACCGTCACGGCCGCTACCGCCGGCCTCGCGTCAATGGCGCAGGGTGTGGCAGACCTCCGCAACGACCTCGCCGATGCATCGACCCGCTCCGGTATCGCGGTCGAGACGCTCCAGGGCTTGCGGCTCGCCGCCGAGGGCTCGGGCCTCTCGTTTTCGGCGCTCACCTCCGGCCTCGACCAATTTGGCGCGCGTCTGTCGCAGGCTGCGGAGGGCACCGGCCGGACGGCCGAGGCTTTCGCGGCGCTTGGGGTGGAGGTGGTCGACGCGGGCGGTAACCTCCGAGACGGTGACGCGGTTCTACGGGAGACGCTCGCCGCTCTCAATGCGATGGAGCCCAGCGCGGAACGGTCGGCGCTCGCTGTGGAGGCCCTCGGGCGCACCGGTGGAAAGCTCCTGCAAGCTCTTAGCGGTACCGAGCTGGGGGCGTTTGTTGAGCAAGCCCGGATTTTCGGGGTGGATGTCGGGCCAGAGGCCGCAAAATCCGCGGGGGAATGGCAACGGGCAACGGCAGAGCTGGACCTTGTGACGCGCGGCCTAAAGGGCGCAATCGTCGACGCTTTCGGGGGCGGGGCGGATGCCCTTTTCACCTTCACAGAGGCTGTCGTCGTTGTCTCCACCCGTTACCGCACATTTGCGGAGGAGGCGCCGCGGCTTTTTGACCTCGTGGTGTCGTCGGTGGAGAGCCTTGGGGATGTGCTGGGGGCGCAGCTCGACCGCATCCTCGCCCGCGCCGAGGCTATCGGCGTCGTAATCGGGGCAGTCGCCGCGGAGATTGGGAGCGTGGCGCAGACCCTCGGGGATGCTCTCGCCGCTGGAGACCTCGCAGGGTTTGTGCAAGCCGCGCGGGGCATCGGGGAGGCCGTGGCGGATGGGCTCGCGGATGGGCTGGAGACCGCCGGCGCCCGCATCACCGCGGCCGACCGGGCATTCGCACAAGCGGCACGAAACCGAGACCAGACCATCGCCGCGACGGCCGAGGCTTTCGCGAGCACAGACCGCGCCGCCACACAACGCGCCGCCGAGCAGCTCCTCTCCCTCCGGCAGACCCGCGGGCAAATCGTGGCAAGCGGTGTGCAGCGACAGGGGCCGGGCGGAGCTGGAGGGTCTACCCCGGAGGCCGAAGCGGCAGCGGGTGAGGCATCCGCAGAGGCCGCGGCTCGTGTGTTCGCGTCGGGATTCCAGGAGGAGCGGCGGGCGTTGTCGGATGTGCTCGCCGAGGGTGCCGCCAATCTCGCGGAGCAACAGGCGAAAACGGCAGCGATGGCCGCGGAGACCCGCGCGGGTCGACTGGAGGCCGCGCAAACCGCTATCGGTGTAACTGGACAGGCGTTGTCGGGAGACCTCGGCGGGGCGCTGTCGTCGGCTGGAGGGGCGGCCGGTCTCGCCGGTCTCGGGGTAGCCGGTGCCGCGGTATCGGGTCTCCAGTTCATCGGAGAGCAGGGCGCGCAGGGTATCTCCGACACCCTCGACGGCTTGAAAGCGGCGCTCCTCGGCGCGCTGGAGGCATTGCCCGAGCTGATTGGCGATGTGCTCCCTCGGTTCGCTGTGTCGCTTGTGGCTGACCTCATCCCCGCCCTCATTCGGGCCGCGCCGCAGATTTTCTACTCCCTCGTGGTGGAGCTCCCGAAAGCCATCGGCCAAGCCATTGTAGATGCGCTGTCGTTTGATACCGACAAGCTGACAAAGCGGGTGGAGCGGTCCGAGTTTCTGCAAAATGTGGTAGCCGTCGGCTCGTTTTTCAATCCGTTTGCGACCGAAGCGGAGAAGGAGGCCCGGCGCGCCGAGCTCACCGACCGCGGCGACCAATCCGAGGTCTTGGGGCAGCGGAGCCGCAGCGCATCCCGCACGGCTACCGACGGGCAGATGGGTACGGCGCGGGAATCTGACCGGCTCGCCATGATGAGCACCCGGCCGCGGATGACACGGGCCACCGTCAAGAGCAACCCGTTCGACGACCTCGCCCGGCAATACGATGTGCAATACGGCGAGTATGGCCGGGCGCGGTCCACCACAATCAGACCGGCGGCAACATGAGCCAGACGCGCATCTATTGGTACCCGATGGGGTCCGGCAACCTGGAGACCATCACGCTGGGGTTTGTTTCGGACCTCCAGGACGATGACCCCGAGGTCGAGGCCGCAACGGCGGAGACCATCGCCGGCGGCATGTACCGGCAGCTCTATGGGGATTGGCGGCGCGTCGTTGTGATGCGGCAGCACCTCCGGCCCCAGCTCGGGACCGATGCCGAGGCCATCCGCGGTCTGCGGTCGCTACAATCGCACCTCCTCGCCGGCTACAGTATCGGTCTCGCGGTCGGCAGCGGGTCGGCTTTCGGGTCGTACACGGTCGCCGGCGCCTCTCGCGGTGTGGATGTCATCGGCATACCCGCCAACACCTACGCGGCGTGGGATGCCTCCGCAGCCCTCTCCAATGGCGACGAAATTGTCATCCAGTCGCCGAGCCCGGATGGCGCGCGAGAGGTGCACCAGGTCTCGACGGTTACCGCGATAGGCTCCACCTTTCTGGTGAGCCTCACCCGGCCGCTACGCTACGACCACCCCGGCCGGATGCTCGTGCGTCGGCGTACATTTTTCCCGCACCTGAAAATGCCCGAGGACCAGCTCCAGGTACCGATTGTGACGAGCTCAACCAGAGGGCAGACTTTCGACCTACGGCTGGAGCTCCGCGAGGATATGCAGGAGGCGTGGGACACGGGGGCGAGCGGTGACGCGCTCACCGGAGCCACGGGGCAGCCTCGCGCGGGTCTCGGCATCCTCGACGGTGTGCGGGAGCTCATCTAATGGCGTGGGCTCCGGCATTTCTCGCGGCTCTCGCCCGTCCGGCGGCTACCGTTCGGCTGTCGGCGCGCCGTATCGTGCAGACCTGGGGGCCGGGCTCGGGCATCGCCTCGGCGACATCCACGCCCACCGCGG